CTTCTGATTCAACGAAGCCACCAAATTGGTGACCCGCTGCCAGGAGCCATGGTCCATGTCGGAATAGCCGCGCTCACGCTTCGGACTATAGCGGCTCGCTGGCCCACCACAGGGCAACCAGATGACATCCCCTATCGGATAGTCGATGTCGGCGCAACGGTCGCACATAAATATTCCTCCAACAGCTTCACCATCACGCTATTGAATGAGTGATCAGGATGCTCCTCTTTATAGACATCCCATTGCTTCGCCATCTCCTGCGTGAGATAGACCGTCATGCGATAATGTGTCGTCGCCTTCATTCCCCCTCCTTCCATAGGTATCGGTATCAGGGAGTAACGGTTCAGTAACGGAGTACTATGTATGTACTCCGTACCGTTACTGATTACTGAAGTACTAGTACGGAAACACCTGAGTACCGGTACTCTTTCTCTCAATCAGCACCATAACGGTACCTGTACCATAGCGGTAACATCTTGTCAACACCTGTATATAGACCGTTGACTTTTTAAACAAAGAGGTATAAACAGATACCTCATGCAGCATTACTGGGGTGCCAAAGCCATTCTGGCTCGCCTTGGGTTCTCTCCAAAGTCCTATCGCATCTTCCCTGAATTGATTGAACGCCATCAGCTGCCCTGCTTCCCGCGCCGTCATGGTGGCTGGCGCTGGGCGTTCTATTCGAATGACGACATGATCGTGCGCTGGGAGATGGCGCATGCGAAACAATCATGGGAACGCATAGTTGCGGAGAGAAAGGCAGGAGTGGACAGACGCTACAAATGCCGCGAGCGAGTGAAGAAAACGGTAGCCGCATGATCCCATCTTGCTTGCAAGCAGAGGCATCAAATCATGGTCCTATATTAGGACCGCGACACCAAGTATCAATGATATCAATATGTTATGCGGCTACTATCGATGGATCGACAGAATGGCTAGGCCTGCCAGCCATGGGGGGGAGGGGGCGACGGTCGATCAGCCGCCGCTCAAGCCGATGAATGCTCCCCAAAATTTCTTCACGGCCCTCATGAGCCGCTTTTGGTTTCAGTGCTGCATGTGGTTTTTATTTCTCACTAGCGCGTTACTCCTAGGGGTTATTCGATGACCAAGAAACCAAAGAAACTGAAACCATCTGAAATTATTGCTGCGCCAATGCTAGCGCAAGCGAGTGCTCCTCCGATTCAGAACGACCGGGCCTCGACCTTTACCGACCAGTTTGACGCGGCGATTGCGGTCGCGAACGGCGGGATTAATTTGGATACGGCCTCCGAGACCGTGCAGGACACGTTGCTGGCATTGCGGAAGCAGGCGAAGGCGATGCTGGCCAGTGAGTATGCGGGCGAGAAGGACAAGACGGTGAGTTGCCCAGAGTGCAAATGTAGTTTTTCGGTGAAGGTCTCAGCGGTGATGGATTTGTCGAAGACGATGGCGAACACGGCGAAGGTGATCGATGAGACGGCGAGATTGATTCAGTACACGAACGGGAAGCCGGATGCGCGGACGGAAGTCGTGGGGGCGGATTGGATACAAGCGTTGACGAAGGAGCAGTTGGATATTGTGCAGGGCTGGATGGCGGGGACGGAGCATGCATGACGCGGTGGTGCTCGGCGTGAATCTGTTCACGGTCTTACTGAATCTCCTCATGGTCTGGATCAACATCAAGCTCATGACCGAGAACGCGAAGCATCGGCTGTTGGAGAAGTGATGGCGAGCACGCCCCGCCTCAAGCAGACCGCACAACATCAGTTGCAGGCGGAACGGTGCCGGCGGGATGCCCAATATTTCGTATTTGAATCGGGATTGATGACGAAGGACGAGCATGACACCGGGAACCCTATCAAGCCCTTTCCGGACGTGCCGTATCTGCGGGCGCTCTTGGACGTGCTCTGCGTGGCGGGTCGGGTTTTGCGACCGGATGGGGCTCGGTATGCCGTGGAGGCTGGGCATTCGGCGCTCTGGCTTACCGCGCTCGCCTCTTCGGGGATCTGCTTGGTCGAGAAGTCCAGGCAGATTATGGTGACCTGGCTCTGCTGCGCCTATCTGCTCTGGCGGGCCAAGTATCTCCCGGTGCAGCTCATCCTGGTGCAGAGCAAGCGCGAGGACGATGCGGCGAATTTGGTGTTTAACAAAGATCCCTTTGTGGCGCGGATTTCCTTTCTCGAGACCCATCTCCCCGTGCATCTCCGCACCTTGACCTTTCCCAAGTGCGGCACCTTTGCGCATCTCTATTTCCCGAACGGCTCGCATATCTGGGGCGTCCCGGAGGGCCAGGACATTATCCGCAGTAATACCCCTAGTGTCATTTTCAGCGACGAGTCGGCATTTCAACCCGAATTCGGCGGGGCCTTTACGGCTGCCTTACCCGCGATTAAGGGCGGGGGGAGTTTCATCGGCGCCTCGAGTGCCGAACCCGGCAGCTTCGCGCAGCTCGTGGAGGCGGCAGCATGAAGGTTCTGGTGCAAACCTGCGATCTCTGCGACGAGCAGCACGATACGCATCGCTATGGCAACCAAGACATTTGTTCCATGTGCAAGCTCGATATTGACCAATTCATGATGATCATGAGGCGTATCCGCGTGCATAAACTCTGGCCGAAATATCATGCAGCGTTGAAGCCGCTCATTTGGAATGAGGATTGGTTGCCGGAGAAGGTCGACGCATGAGCAAAACCCACACGATGTTCCAGACGGAGACGAAGGATATCACGAAGGACTTGCAGCAACTCGATCGCTGGTCGATTGGCCTCTTGGGTCATGCGCTCATCCTGATGCCGATCGACAAGCGCTTTGATTATGAACTGAAGCTCACGAAAGACGGCGTGCGAATCATTCAGCGGGATGTGGATGAAGGGAAAGTCGGCTGATGTTGGCGGAAGCCTTTGATCGCGCCCTTCTTGATGCGATGACGAAACCACCCGTGGATGATGGCAAGCCGAATGGTCCTTATGCCCATGCCTATCTCGGACGACATAAACTATCTAAGGCAAAACCCTATCGACGTGGCAAGAATCGCTGCCTGTATTGCGGGGCTCCGCTCAGTGCTGACGACGGCCCGGTTGACGAGGATCGGCATTTGAGCCCGCGCGAACGAATGATAAAGGTGATCTATCAGCCCTCGCCGCTCTTGGCGTATCTCAAACGAAAGGCCCCGTGCAGCCAGGTATCAGCGAGCGTTTAACCACCAGCGGCATTCCCGTGCTGCGCTTGCACTATAGCGCCGATCCGGCCAAGCGCCCTGGCACGCCTGAGGGCGATGCCTGGCTCGCCGATGCCACACAAGGCTATCCCGGCGGGACCAAGAGTCCGCGGTGGCGGAAGGAAATGGAGGTCGACTATGGGGCCCTCGGGGGCACGCGGCTCTTCCCGGAGTGGGAGCAGTGGAGCACCAATGAGAGAATTGTTATTCGGGCGTTCAATCCCACCGGCTATCGTCTCTATGCTTCCTATGATCATGGGTGGCGACATCCGCTCTGCTATCTTGTCCATGGCATTAATGGGGATGGCAGCATTATCACCCTCTGGGAATGTTACGGCTCAAATATCCCAGTTGCCAAACTTGCGCAGATTATTCGAGGCGAATCAGTCACGCTTTCAGACGGTCGACGATTTCCTGGAAACCCTTATGCCGGTCAGGAAACCTTCAAAATCGCGGACCCGTCGATCTGGGCCGAAGATCAAGTCATGAGCGACAACACGATGAAGTGTATCGCCAAGCTATTCATGAACGAGGGGATTTATTTCACGAAGGGCGAGCGCGGCGGGGATACGATGGTGGCCGAATGGCTGCATGGGCACTATTGGAAGGATCCGTTGCAGCCGCAATATCGCATCACGCTGGCCTGCCCCAATCTGATTCGGGAGATCGGCTTGCAGCGGCATAAGGACCGCTCCCCACAAGCCAGCCGCGATGCCGCGCAGCCGGAAGAATTGGTGGATAAGGATAATGATGCGTGGGACGCGGCGAAATACTTCTTCCTTCGCTTTCCTCCCAAACCACGCGAGCAATTGGCGCAGCAGAAGCCCAATAGCTTTGCCTGGTGGCGGAAGATGGCGGACGCGACGAAAGAAGCCCCTGCTGACGCGGTGCCCTCCTTCTCGATGCAGCGGGAGATGATCGGATGACTGCTGGAACCTTGCGCCGATTGATTGGGAAAACATTTGCCTTTGAGAAGCGGCATCCTCGCTCCGTCTGGTGCCGTCCATGCGTTCGACAATTTTCGACCGCACGACATTTGGCCGCCCATGCCTATTGGAGGCATCGCCTTCCAGCGATTCAGAAATATGGACCGTAACAACTAATGGCCAAGAAGAAGAAAGCGAACACGCAGGACACGCCCTCACCGGGCCGGCTCGGCAAGGAAGGCGAGGAGACTGAAGGTTTCACGACCTGGAAGAAGCGCGTGGAGCGGGCGAAGAAGGTACGTGAGAACTGGGAGCGCGATTATGAAGTGGAGAAGTGCGAGAACTTCATTATCGGCCGGCAATCGAATGTCGGGAAGGGCGTGGGGTCGGCCACAGTGGGCAGCGGCAAGATTACGTTGAATCATACGCTCGCCACGATGAAAACCATTCTCCCCAACCTGGTCTATCAAGCCCCAAAATTCTTTATCCGCCCGCAGCCGGGACAGGAAGCGCCGGCCCATGAGGACGATGCGCGTGTCGGCGAAGGCGTGCTCTCGACCATCGCCAATAAAAAACAGAATCTCAAGAAAGCGGCGC